TGTATAGATCGCTGTCCAAACTGTCTGTACCACCTTTTGAATAAGTGCAAATCCGGCACTTATTACAGATTGCACAGTCTTTATGGCAGTTGTAACGCCTGTAACGATCATGTTCCAGGCATTGGTCACAGTGTTGATGATATCCTGCCCGATAGAGGCAAACGCCGCCGCCAGATTCTGGAGTACCGCAACTGCTCCAGCTACGATTTCCTTTATCTTCGCCCACAATCCGAGCACAAAGTTTCTAAATGTTTCGCTTGTGTTCCAGAGATAAATGACTGCAGCAACGATTGCACCGATGAGTGCAGGAATCAGCACCAAAGGACCTCCAGCAAGAGTCGTGATGACGGATACAAGTCCGGCGAAACTCTTAATCATTGAGAGTGCCGAAATCAGCGTACCGATAGCACCGACAACTGTTGATATTGCTCCTGCTATGCCTGCAATGATACCTACAAGACCAACACCGGCAATAGCACCGGCAACAACTACGACAACGCCCTTGATCGTTTCAAAATTCTTTTTGAAAAAGTCAACTACTTTGCCGATTCCCTTGAACGCTGTTTCGAAGATTTTTCCCAGTCCGTTGAGCACAGGAGTAAGTTGTGGAAATGCCTGCGTTAATCCATCATAGAGGGATTGCATCAGTTGCTTTCCGCCTTCTATCATCATCGGTGCGGCTTCCACCACAGCCGATTTAAGCTGTGCGATTATCGACGGTATCTGCCGGATGACAATCCCGACAAGAGTCGGGAGCGCTTTTATAAGCCCGGCAACGAGTGACGTTGCGGCAGAAAGCAATCCGGGAAGAATTGCGTTCATAAGCCCGGGAAGGTACTGCGATATAATCGGAGCGGCTTTCTGCACAAACTGGCCGATACCCTGAAGGGCCCTCTCCACGGCTGGAATAAGCTGATTTAATAGCCCCTCGCCTTCTTTGTCACCGACAACGGCAACGATGAGATTGTCCATCAGCTGTCCTAAGTCGGCATCCGGATTGGCAAATCCTGCAACGAGATTCTCCCATGCCGCTTTGGTCATATTAAAAGCGCCTTCAATGGTCTTTGCTGATTCTGCAGCTGTTGTTCCTGCAATGCCCTGCTCGTACTGGACAACCTGAATCGCCTTGACGATGTTGTCAAACGACATTGATGTGCCATCGACGGATAAACCGAGTTTTTCTTGTGCATCTTTGGCTTTCGCTGCGTCTGCGATCAGACGTTGCATTTCTTCCTTAGTACCACCATATCCGAGCTTAAGGTTATCAAGCATGGTATAGTTTTGCTTCGCAAAACCCTGGAACGCATATTGCACGCTCGCCATATCCGTGCCGAAGGTATTAACATTGTCAGACATTGACTGCATGGCAACATCGGCAAGTTTAGCAGCCTCTTTTGTGTTTCCACCGAGGGAATTGATCAGGGCTGCAGCAAAACCGGTAGCTTGCTCCATATACTGGTTAGCAGACATACCAGAGGTCTTGTAAGCCTCATTTGCAAACCGCATTACATCGTCTGCTGCATTGCCAAAAAGCTTCTTTATTCCTCCGGATAACTGTTCATACTGAGAATAGGAACTAACCGACTGTTTTGTGAGGAATCCTATAGCAGCTGCACCTGCACCGATACCAGCTGCAGTCACCTTAATGACTGTTCCAGCGGCTTTACCGACTGAACCTAATACCTTCCCAAGTTTACCGCCAGTGGAGGATGCCTGAGATTCGGCTTCGCTCAACCCTTTTTCATATCCGCTTTTATCAAGTGTAAGTTGTGCTACTAATGCGAGTGCATTCATCGGTCATCCTCCTTTCTTAAGATTATTAATGCCTGTTGATATTCTTTCTATAATTTGTTCTGCAGTTTCCTTTTGTTTTTCTGGTTGTTCGACCTGCATTGTATCATCGATAATTTCGATGTATCTGGATTTAAGAGATACGCCTTTTGGATGTAGTGCCGACGTATTGTCAGCAATAGCCTTGATCCCATCAGTCAAATAAGCCCTGAAAAGCCTGTCTTCTGCTTGTTTCCGCATTTCCTGCGTACAGTGCCGAATAATATAGCTCTTTCCAAATCTGGAAAGCAGATCAAGTCGGAGTGTTGTCAGGCACTGAAAATACCCGTCTGCTCCAGCTGTGCCGCAGATGTAAAAAAAGCAAGCATATCCTGATTGGAGAGTATTTCGCCAACGTTACGCAAGAGATATGCCATTGTATAGTTGTTCACATCTGCTGGATCTATAAAGCAGGAAAGCGCCAAAAGTTCAAGAGTTTCACTTTTGTGGGTATGCATCATAGATGTGAGAAGATCTTTCACATTCTTCATGCGCTGCGCCGTGATCTTCTTTGCATTCTCCCTACGGATCCGGTCAGCCTCTTCCTCGTTATCTTTAGGAATTTCCTGGAGTCCTTCAACTTTGCGACCGCGGATTCCGAGAATGTCATTTACCTTCATAAACTTCTCCGCAGCATCCATGATCAAAAAAGACTGATCCAAAAATTCATCTGGTGTACAATTTGCTAAATTTTTACTCATTGGCTCTCCTCCTCAGTTATTTAGTTGCCCGTGCCGGTGCTTCCTGTGCCGGTGCTTCCTGTAGGCCCCGCGATACTGTAGAACACCATCGGCACCGTCTTCTGTGCCTGGATAGATACATGACCGCGGAGGGTGAGGCTGGTCTGACCCTTGCCGTTCTTCGTTGTCTGCAGGCTGAAGCCCTCAGTGGAAAGTACATTCTTAAGTTCGATCGCAACAAAGCCTCCGTCAGCTTTATCGCCTACCCACCAGACAGAACTCATAAAATCGCTCTGCTTCAGATCGGCTCTGGGTACAATCTTTGTGGTGTCTGTACCATCGATATCTGCGCAGCCGAGCGACATGCGGATCATCTCCGGGGATGTACCAAGTGCCGTAGTGGAAATTGTGCATTCCCAGCCGTCGTTGTGCTGGAATTCCATCATCCCGTCTGGCACATTATCCACGTCACTTCCCATATCACTGTACGACGGCTTACAGGTTGCCTGGACGCCTCCTGTGGTCGCCGTGATGATATCAGCATTTACAACAGCGGGATTTGCAGGGTCAAAATTTTTCAGCAGGACACCTGCGTCAAGCTGCATGTCCTGAAATGTACTTTCAGGGATAACTGCATAAGTTCCCATCTTATAAACCTCCTATGTAATCAACTTCGATGTTCATCTGGATCCGGAGAATGTTATCCTCGCCGGAAGGCATAGGACGAGAAAAAGGTGACGTCTCCGGTAATTTGATCCAGATCCCGCCACCTTCCACTTTCATTTTCAATCCTCCGTAGCCGATTGCATGTTTTATTTCTTCCGCCTTCTGCTTGAGCCAGGACCAGGAAGCAGTCTGCTCGGTAGGGTCAACCATGTCCCAGAGTGACGCGGTAAGCAGTTCTGTGTTGCCGTTCGTGCCTGCTGCAGACTCATATGTGATATGCGGATAGGCGGGCGAATAACGCTCGTCAAAAACGGTCTGCTCGTCATATGCGGGCACGTCGAACCCGGACCAGAAAGCGTTTAAAGCCTGCCAACTGTCCATCGTTTACCCTCTCTTTTTGGTCTTGAATTCCTTTGCACTCACCACGCGCATGTCGAGAGACGCGGAAGCAGGTGTTGCATTGTCGTATCCATCGGATGTGACCTGCAGCATCTTCCCGTCGCTGACGCGCTTAAAAACGTCCTGCGCCTGCAGAACGATGTTCTTCCTGGTTGTGACCGTGTACAGATCGGTGACACCCTGAGCAGATGCGGTCCTGGCCATAATGGAATCATCAAATGATATCGCTGCGGAAAAAGGTGCACCCTCTGTGTATTCGGTCACTACTCCGCCATAACCGTCGTCCCTGGTCACTTTATCCATAATGATGCAGGGTTCCATTGCTTCATCTATCAGGCTCATATCTTCCTCCACGGTGCCAGCCTTGGCCCAAAAACGTTCTGCCAGCCGAGCGCGCTCTCTGCGCCGGCTCCACTGCTTACCGTCCCTTTTGAGTACGAATACCCTTTGAAGGATTCCGAGTTGAACGGACTCATTGCAGGGCTGCTGATTGATTCATATTTGTCCCGCCACGCGGTAATTTCTGCATCCAGATCAATGATGGCCTGCGGGATCCCCATCAGCCAGACGGTGCCTTCAAAAGTTTCATCCGTGAGCATATCGCTTCCATACTGGAAAACCCCGTTATTGAATATGCTCCCTTCGATGTGTATGTACTGGCCAATTTTGATTGTTGGAGCGCTTCCGCTAAAAAGTAAACTATCACTGACGACAGTGATGTTGCCGTCAGTGATAGTAACTTTGCCGCTGATCTGGTCGAGCTCGAACCAATTTTTTAAGTACTGGCAAAGTTCAGTAAGCATTGCTGCACCTCATTCGATCACGAAGAAACGGTTGCGATGTAAAGGCTGTTCGGATTGAACAGGACCGGCATGAACAGCGCGGATGCCTTTGTCCACAGCACTGCAGGATCCCA